TACAATTATATATAAGTACGCAAAAGTCTACAACAGTGCTTATGTAGTGATTGAATCAAACGACCAAGGATCTGTAGTATGTAACGGAATATATTACGATTTAGAATACGAAAACGTGCATATGGAAAATTCAATCAAAGCTGACGCTATCGGTATTACCATGACACGTAAAGTAAAACGATTAGGTTGTTCTGGTTTAAAAGATTGTTTAGAGAATCATAAATTAACAATCGTCGATGAGAGTACAATTCTAGAGATATCTACTTTTGTGGCTAGAGGTAATTCATACGAGGCTTCAACCGGTAACCATGACGATCTTGTAATGAATCTAGTACTGTTCGGGTATTTTGTTCAAACACAAATGTTTAACGATATGACAGATATTAACCTGAAAGAAATGCTATTTAGAGAAAGAATGAAACAAATTGAAGATGATGTGGTACCTTTTGGATTTGTAGATGACGGTTCAGAGTTTATTAAAAAGATAGAAGACGATGGTAAGCCAGATTGGTATGTTGAGTTCGATGACCATGGAATTCGGTAATTATATAAATAACTGGGTAATTGAAATAACCGTATCATGAACCATATAAATAGAACCCAAGAGGTAAACTAATGGCACTTTTTGCACCATCCGAAAGTCCTGCAGTAGTAGTCAAGGAAGTTGATCTTACAGGCGGAGTGCCTAATGTTCAAACTTCTACTGGCGCCTACGTAGGTAAGTTTATGTGGGGACCTGCTGACCAAAGAACGTTAGTCGCTAATGAAGAAGAACTAACAGAAACCTTTGGTGCACCAGACACTTCTCACTCAATAGACTATCATGACGCAGCAACGTTCTTGCGTTATTCAAACACACTGCAGTTATTACGTGTAGCAGACTCTTCAGCTTTAAACGCCGTATCAACAACCGGCCGGAGAACAGTAGCTAAAGGTAACTACGCTGTAGGTAATTACTCAGTCCCAACAGTTAAAAATCCAACAGCATTCGAGTCGCAAGAAGCAGCACTTGATTCTGACGGATTTACATTCATTGGTAGGTTTCCAGGATCACTTGGTAACTCACTACAAGTTTCAATATGCCCACCTTCGATCAACGATTCAGCATTTTCTGGCTGGACTTACAAAGGTTCCTTCGATACTGCACCTGGTCAATCAGACTTCGCCGGTGCTAACGATGCAACAAACGATGAAGTTCACGTAGTAGTCGTTGATAAGAATGGTGAGTTCACAGGAACAAAGGGTACAGTTCTAGAAAGTTATCCATTCCTGTCAGTAGCATCTAACGCAGTATCACTGGTAGATGGATCTAATATCTTTGTGAAAGATGTGATTAACACAAGATCACAGTACGTTCACATGGTTGGTTTTGATTCAGACGATGTTAATACCGGTAATGCTGGAACCGCAATCACACCAGGAACCGCTAAGGACTTCCTCGGTACCGCAGTTAGCACATCAGCAGTAACAGACTATAACTTCGACTCTGGCGCAAACTCAGGCACGTTGTCTGCTAGCCAGTACTTACTTGGATTTGACTTCTTCGAAGACAAAGACATTGTAGAAGTTGATTTCTTGATTGCGCCTGGTATGTCATCACGGGCTGATCAAACCGTCGTAACAAACGACCTTGTTGCCAATGCAAGAGCACGTAAAGATTGCGTTGTTGTAACAGGTCCTGCTAGAACAGACGTTGTAAATGTAACCAGTGAAGCAACAGCTACAACAAACATTACAGCAACATCCGCGACATTTACAAGATCAAGTTACAGCATTGTTGCAGGTAACTACTTGAAAGTCTACGATAAGTTCAACGATAAATTCATTCAGATTCCAGCAAGCTCGTCTGTAGCTGGATTGATGGCTGAAACAGATCGCGTAGCTGCTCCATGGTTCTCACCGGCTGGTACACGCCGTGGTCAATTACTTGGTGTCACATCAGTAGAATACAATCCAAACAAGACACGTAGGGATTCACTTTACAAAGCTGGAGTAAACCCAATCGTGAACCTTCCAGGTCAAGGAATACTATTGTTTGGTGATAAGACCCATGAAAATAGACCTTCGGCATTCGATCGTATCAACGTACGTCGATTGTTCTTGACACTTGAGCGGGCCATTGAACGGGCTGCCAAGAACGTACTCTTTGAATTCAATGATGAGTTTACAAGAGCTGAGTTCGTCAACATCGTCGAGCCAGTACTACGTGATGTTAAAGGACGCCGCGGTATTACAGACTTCAGGATTGTTGCTGATGAAACAGTAAACACTCCGAATGTTGTTGATCGTAACGAGTTCATCGCTAATATCTTTATTAAGCCGGCTCGCTCAATCAACTTCGTAACGCTAAACTTTGTCGCAGTTCGTACCGGTATTTCCTTCGAGGAAGTAACTGGGCAGGCATTTTAAGGAGGGATAACTTATGGCACTTGGTAGTGTAGACGAATTTAAGTCAAGACTCACTGGCGGTGGTGCTCGCGGTAATCTCTTTCAGGTTACCTTGAACAACCCACGTGGTGGTTTAGGGGTCGCACTCGACGTCGACTTTGCATCTTTCATGTGTGAGGCAGCTCAGCTGCCCGCATCAACCGTAGGAACAATTGAGATTCCATTCCGCGGTCGTAGATTGAAAGTTGCCGGCGACAGAACGTTTGATCCTTGGACTGTAACAGTCATTAACGATACAGGGTTTAAGATCAGGGACGAAATGGAAAGATGGATGAACGCAATCGCTAACCATGCAGATGCTGGTGGCGTACAGAATCCAGAACTCTACTTCGCTGATCTTCAGGTACAACAATTTGATCGTGACGAATCAGTCATTAAGACAGTCACAATCAAAGATGCTTGGCCTTCATCGCTATCTGCGATTGAACTCAGCTACGCTGACGATCAGATCGAAAGATTCCAGATCGAGTGGCAGTATCAATACTGGACCAGTAACACCACTGATCAGTAGTAATATATAAAGGGAGAGCGGTACTCCGCTCTCCTCTTATTATAAGGAATTTACATGGCAGAACAAGACGGCTTTAAATTATTTGGATTTGAGATTAAACGAGCCAGCGCTGAGAATCCAGCCAAGGCCGCTTCAATCGTTCCAGCCCGAGACGAAGATGGTGCAGGTTACGTAACCGCATCAGGTTCTCATTATGGCCAATACATTAATCAAGACGGCACGGATGCAAAAGATAATCATGCATTGATTATGAAGTATCGTGGCGTTGCAATGCATCCAGAAGTTGATGCAGCGATCGAAGACATTACAAACGAAGCTATTATCGGTGGTGAGAACGAACCTGTTACATTAAACATGGATAGTTTGATAGCACCAGTTGCCATCAAAAAATCTATCAAAGATGAGTTTGATGGTATCTTATCAATGATGGATTTTACAGAACTAGGACACGACATCTTTAGGAGATGGTACGTTGATGGTAGAATATACCACCATCTCGTAGTCGATGAGGCTAATACAAAACAGGGCATCATTGATATTCGTCCAATTGACGCTGCACGTATTCGTAAAGTAAGACAAATAAAGAAAAAGAAAGATGTAGCAACCGGTGCACCACTGGTTAAAAAGGTAGATGAGTATTTCATCTATCAAGAAAAACCAGGTTATCAAGCAGCCGGTGTTAAATTAACTCTTGATTCTATATCGTATTGTACATCAGGCTTGCTTGACGAAAAACGCTCAAAAGTATTATCATTCTTACATAAAGCATTAAAGCCTTTGAATCAGTTAAGAATGATGGAAGATTCGTTGGTTATCTATCGTTTAGCGCGCGCTCCAGAACGTAGGATTTTCTACGTGGACGTGGGTAACCTTCCTCGAGGTAAAGCCGAGCAGTATATGAAAGACATCATGACTCGGTATCGTAATAAACTCGTATATGATGCGCAAACCGGTGAGATCAAAGATGATCGTAAACACCAGTCATTACTTGAAGATTTTTGGATGCCACGCCGAGAAGGTGGTAGAGGTACAGAAATATCTACGCTACCTGGTGGTGAAAACCTTGGACAGATTGAAGATATATTTTACTTTCAAAAGAAATTGTATCGTTCACTAAACGTACCAATCAACCGGTTAGAACAAGATAGCCCGTCATTCGCCATCGGTAGAACTACTGAGATTAACCGTGACGAACTTAAGTTTCAAAAGTTCATAGATCGTTTACGTACTCGATTTGCTGGATTATTCTTAGACATATTGAAAAAGCAATTAGTACTTAAAGGTGTCATGACTGAAGACGATTGGCGCGGTATGAAGAATGATATTGTTGTAGTATTTGCAAGAGATAATTATTTTTCTGAGCTAAAAGAATCAGAAATACTTAGAGAGAGGCTACAGACTCTCGATCAGGTTAGTAACTATATTGGTACCTATTTCTCACAGGAATGGATACAAAAGAATGTCTTAAAGTTTACTGATGATGAAATAAAGAATATGAACCTGCCAGCATCTGGCGAACAAGGAGATGAAGAATGAGTGAAGTAGAAGCCGCAGTTGAAGAACCACCAGTGGTGAAAAATCCGTTAGCAGATTTAGTTGACGCTGCATTGGCAAAAGATTATAATAAGGCCAATGAGATTTTTGGTCAGGCTGTTAGCGTAAAACTTGACGACGTTATGGATCAAGAACGTATTCGTTTATCGAA